CATGAACCCACATTCTGGACTTGTAGACTTGTTTGAAAAAGGAGGCGTGTTAACTAAGCAAGGGAATCGTTTAAAGTACATCACTCAAGATGGCACTGAAATTCTTCAATTTAGAAAGCCTTGGGAAGCTAATGTAGACGGTTGTTTAGATAAAGTGATGGAAGAATATGCTGAAGTCAAAGAAGCACTAGACAAACAAACTAACGAACAAGCTCAGGAAACTGAAGAAGGGGTATTACAGTGAACGTATCAGACTTAGCTGAAGTTTGGACACTAATCAAACCAAGTATTGTAGATGGTGATGTAAATGAAGCATCTGATCTATTGATTAATCACTTGATTGATGGTGGACATTCTGCAATTGAACTTAAAAAAGCATTCGGAGATGACGAATCTATCACAGCGGCACTATCATATTTCACAGACGTTGATGTTGATGATAATGACGATGAGGATGAGGATGACACCGACGATAATTGGGATTAGTGAGCATAAAATGAGTAAACCAGATCCTCATAGCTACCTTAACTTAAACGTTTATATTAAAGACATGAAAAGTTATGCACAACGGGTAGGTAAGAACCCTAATAAATTTGAACTGTATCGGTACAAAGAGTTAGGGATTTATTCAATAACCGATCTGGTAGCACATCGCAAAAACAATCCATGGAGCAAAGTGGACCTATGAATTGGTATACCAGAGTAAGCCATGATCTGTCTGTAATACCAGACTTTATTACTCATTATGAAAATGAGTTGATATCGTCTAAGATCGATGTACGAATTACCGGTTCGGTAGAAAAGCAAATCACTGCCTTGCCAGGTGTCACTGAGCATCGCTTCAATCAATTACAAGAGGTTGAAGCGATACTCAATTTACTTAACATTAAATTACGCAAGATTCGCAGAACTCACTTTCAAAAGTACTTAGAGAAGTATCAACGAGCATTGACCTCGCGTGATGCTGAGAAGTATGTAGATGGTGAAGATGAAGTCATTGACTTTGAATACTTGATTAATGAGGTTGCTTTACTAAGAAACAAATATTTAGGCATAATGAAAGGATTGGACGCTAAACAGTGGCAGATGGGACACATTGTACGTCTCAGGACTGCTGGAATGGAAGATATTAGAGTAGATTAAGTATTATTTTACAAATTAAAGTGAAAAAGTGTTGACAACCTTACCCAAAAGGTGTTAAGATAACATCTTTAAACGCACTGACACTCTAAGGTAGAAAATAATATGTCTAAAAATATAGTTGTTAAATTTGGCGAATACAGAAATCAGCCAATTGTTAATCAAGAATTCGTTCTCGTTAAAGGCTTCTCAGAAGGCAAACGCGGTCCTTATATCACTGTTAGAAACGATGGTCAATTTCCAAATATCAGCACTGCTAATGTTAAAGTAAAACTTAATAACGTTAATGATGTTCTTTGGAGTGGTGACCCAGTACTAGCAAGTGAATTTATCTCGCAACCTGGTGTTGTAGAAGAAGATTTAATCATAGAATCTGATGATGAGGCTATGGACAGAATCAGAAGTAGATTCGATATCTTAGATGATATGGCGGCTGCCGCTATCAGTGGAGACATTAGAGCAATGATCGTCTCAGGTCCTCCAGGAGTAGGCAAGTCATATGGTGTTGAACAGCAAATGATAGGTGCTTCGTTGTTTAGTCAACTGGAAAAAAATGTATTACCTCGATATGAAGTCGTTAAGGGAGCGATGACAGCATTGGGACTTTACAGAGTTCTTTATAAGTTTTCTGATCCCAAGAACGTCTTGGTGTTTGATGACTGTGATTCGGTATTTACTGATGATCTTGCTCTTAACATTCTTAAAGCGGCATTAGATTCAGGTAAGTCTAGGAAGATTTGCTGGAACTCAGATTCAAGTCTATTACGTAAAGAAGACATTCCAAACTCATTCGAGTTCAAAGGTAGTGCAATCTTTATTACTAACTTGAAGTTCGAGAACATTAAGTCTAAGAAGTTACAAGATCACTTGGATGCTTTGCAATCTAGGTGTCACTTTCTCGATCTAACTATCGATACTGATCGCGACAAGATGTTGCGTATCAAACAAGTTGACAGAGATTGTGCTGGTGGCCTGTTTAGAGATTACGATTTCGAAGACGGTGAAGATGAACAGGTACTTCAGTTTATGGAAGATAACGCAGACAGGTTAAGAGAAGTCTCAATGAGAATGGCTCTTAAACTCGCTGACTTGTTTAAGATCCAGAAGGACAATAACTGGGTCTTGTTAGCTGAATCAACTTGTATGCGTAGAGGTTAAAACTCTGTGTCAGGAGTGTTGGCGCCTTTCGGGGCGCCTTTTTTATTACCAAACAGTTTGGTTTAATAGTTTAAAGGATATATAATATACACATGAGAGACGAATTTACATGCAAAGAACATATCCTTTGGTTTATGATGACCAATGCCATTAGCTTGTCTCATTACGATCATAAATTTATTTCCAATATGCAAGTGTTCACGCACGAAAAGAAACAAATTACAAGCAACCAATCAGCGTTATTTAATAAGTTACTGGGTAAATACACAAAGCAATTAATTAAATGTAAAAAGGATCCAGTAGAACTTGTAAAACTTCCATGGAAATGCGAAGTAATTTCAAGTCTGCCTCAATATACTAATGCTAATGTTGCCTACGATTCTGAGAATAACCTATTAACAGTTAGGGCGCCATTCAAAAGGCAGTTCCTTCAATATCAGCAGGGAAAGAAGGGAAATCCATGGCTATGGAATCCAACGAAAAAACGATATGAGGCTGTACCCGATACAAGAGCATTACGGGTTGCATATGATCATTTGCCCAAGTTTTTCAATACTGTGTATCACGATGGCCTCAATGATCTAATAGCCGAGATGGAAAAAGAAAAACAGCAATTCAATCGGCCAACACTGACCATTATTAATGGAGAATATGTTGTTGCAGTTTCCAATAAAATATTAGATGAGAAACTCGAAGGAATAGAACTTAATGCTACACCACAATGCCTGTATCAAATGTCATTACTGGGCATCAGCGTAGACAGCATCATCTTACAAAACGATCCTAAGTTGCTGTTTGCTTCTAAATACGCTAATGAATGTGATGTAGATGATTTAGATAAGATTCTGTCATGGATAGCTGAGTTGGGTTGTCGTTACCTGAGCCACCAATACAGCATGGGTGGAGAAATCGGCGGAGAAGTAAGACGGGCACTTGAAAAGGCAGGCATAGCGTTAATACCACCTGGGCCTAAGTTCGACAAGATAGCGAAGAAAAAATGTAACAACACCTTGCCAATGTTGTGTCAATTTACTTCTACTATTAACTCGGACCAACATCATGGAGCCGGTGCTGTTGGTAAAATAATTGTAATAAAAAATGGAAGAGCGATAAAAATATTATGAGCAAAGGAACTGCTATACTTAAAATTAAAGACGAGGTCAATCTCAAGATTGAAGGGCTTGACCTCGATGCTCGCAGAACATTGATGCAGAAATTCGAGTACGAAGTCCCTGGCGCACGTTATATGCCTGCTGTAAAACTAGGCAGATGGAATGGTAAAGTAAGTTACTGTTCATTAGCAGGATCAACGTTTATTAATTTACTCCCTGAGATTATACCAATCTTAGAAGACCTTAATTATAATATTGAGTTAGCAGACCTAAGAGAATATAAGACTTCGTTCAACTTCTCTGAGATCACATCTGAATCATATGCAGAGTGTAAGTGGCCTAAGGGTCACGTACATGAAGGAGAGTCTATTAAGCTAAGAGACTATCAAGTAGAAATTATTAATCAGTTCTTGGCACACCCTCAATCGATTCAAGAAATAGCAACTGGCGCAGGTAAGACTATCATGTCAGCCGCCTTGAGTCATAGTGTAGAATCATATGGTCGTAGCATTGTCATTGTTCCCAATAAGAGCTTGGTAACACAGACAGAAGAGGATTACATTAACCTGGGATTGGAGGTTGGTGTTTATTTTGGTGACAGAAAAGAATACTTTAAACAACATACAATCTGCACATGGCAGTCGCTGAACAATCTATTAAAGAATACTAAAAAAGGCGAAGCACTATGCACGATAGACGAATTTATAGAAGGGGTAGTCTGTGTGATAGTAGATGAAGTGCATATGGCAAAAGCAGATGCATTAAAGACATTATTAACTGGTGTTATGGCTCATGTTCCCATACGTTGGGGACTGACAGGAACCGTCCCTAAAGCACATTACGAACGATTAGCACTACAAGTTAGTCTTGGCGAAGTTATTAACAAATTGTCTGCCAGTGAGTTGCAGGACCAGGGAGTGTTAGCAAAATGTCATGTGAACATAATGCAACTGCAAGACAACGCGGACTTTGGTGATTATCAAGGTGAGTTAAAATATTTACTCGGCGATAAAAAACGATTAGACAAATTGGCTAGTCTTATAGATGCAATATCTCTGTCAGGAAACACTCTGATACTAGTAGATCGTATCAATGCAGGCCATGAATTAGTCGAGCGTTTAGACGATGCAGTATTTGTATCAGGAGGAATGAAAGTTGTTGACAGAAAAGAAGAATATGACGATGTGGCCACGGCTACTAATAAAATTATTGTTGCTACTTACGGCGTGGCTAGTACTGGTATTAATATTCCTAGGATTTTTAATCTTGTACTCCTTGAACCAGGTAAGAGTTTTGTTCGTGTCATACAGTCTATCGGTCGTGGCATTCGTAAAGCAGAAGACAAAGATTTTGTTCAAATCTGGGACTTGACAAGTTCATGTAAATTTGCAAAAAGGCATTTGACACAGCGCAAGGCTTTCTACAAAGAAGCAAACTATCCATTTGTTGTTGAGAAAATACAATACAAATGATACCATTAAACTTGACTATCCTACTAGGAGCAGTTACAATAACATCATGAGAATATTAACACTAGAAGAAAACCTGTACTATAATTTAGAAACACTTCCGGAAGAGATTGATGATATGCGATTCGCAATATTAGATAACTCTAATCCATCATACGTAGATTACTATTACATACCATTAATCTTTATTGAATCTTTCAATGCACCAGCAGTCGTATTGCAGATAGGTAACAGACAGATTAAGATGCCAGTTGATTGGCAAGTGTTAATAGGTGATGAAGAAGGAGGAGATTTAGAAACGCTCCCACTCTCAAGTCTAAACGATAGAGGTTTCTCTGTATTTGCGTTCAATCCTTTAAGTTCATTCTCACCTAGTTTCTTACCAATCGAAATAGTTGACATCTATTCTGATGTGACATGGTATGCTCCTAGACTACGCAATGGTCAGTTCCTGTGCGTGCCTATTGATGATAGTCCTAAGCCAAGATGTGTTTATTTCATTAAGGAGATAAGTCGTAATTGTGAGATCGTAGACTATGCACAGGTATTCTGAAAATGGCTAAGGCGAAGGTTCCGATTGAAGAGAAGTTTGAGAAACAAGAGTTTGACTTATTTGAGGCAATTACTGCTATCGATAACAAAGATTATGGTTATTACGATAGACTAACTCCAGAACAGCAAAGGAAGTTTGTTCCTTATATGATGTTACATTGGATCAGTGCGGTAAACGGTTCGCGAAAAATGGCACAGTATTATTTACAGAGTGTAGACTATCATGCTAACAAGTACGTGTTTAATGAAAATGTGATCAAGCATCCTAAACTACAGTGGTTGATGTTGTGTTCAGCCAGTCCCGGTATTGGTAAACAATATCATGCATGGATACCGCAAATTAAAGCAGGTGTATCTAAGTTGAGAGACAAAGCAATACCAAAAGATATTAAAACGTATTTTAAAAAGATATATCCTGCACTAACAGTGGGAGATTTGGCAGAAATGTCAGAAGCATATTGCGATCAACATAAACGCAAAATGTATTTGGCAAGCAAATTCCCTGAATTAAAATTTGATGAGGTAGAATTACTGAGTGACATCGTTACCGAAAATGACATCGAAGAATACGAAAAAGAACTCGGCAACTAAATTCGGTTGTGACTTCTGCGGTCGTAAATTTCTTAGAGAGAGTACGATTGAAGTACACCTATGTGAAAGTAAACGTAGATGGAGTGACAAAGGCCTTAAAGGCAATCGTATTGGGTTCGCCGCTTGGTTAAACTTTTATGCAAAGAATACGCCAACCAAAAAGCAAAAAACATAT